TGGTATATTAGTTTTTGGACTTACAAATTCTTTTTTTACTGCTTTAGCTCCTTTTAATATTACTCCCATTCCTTTAGTTATTAATGTCATATGTTTGGATAATAATTCTTCGGAGTTATATAAGTACTAGCTGAAGAACCATCTTCTGCTAATGCTCGTGTTAACTCGTCTTCATACAACAGTTTCATTTGTTGTACTAATTGTGGGTTAAATTTTTGTGCTAAATAAAATGCAAGTCCTGAAACCATACAAGGTACAAATCTGTATGGAATATTTGTTGCATCGGTGTAAGTTGCATCTGCATCTTGCAATCTTTTTACATAATAAATATGAATATCTTTAGATGCATTAGATGAGTCTGATGTTGGGTAAACGGTTAAAGTTGTTTTGTCCACGAATCTTTGAACAAAATATTGTGAAGGAGTTCCTTTAGATAATTTACTTGATAAAGCAGAGTAAGCTGATCTAGCTATTTTTGTAAGAGAAGAATCAGATTGACTTGTAGATGTTCTGTCTGATCTAAGTGTTGCTTCAAGAATATCTGCAACTCCATAAACGCTTGCTGGAGCAGTTGTTACTGAACTTGTTCCATCACCACATGCTCTATAAAAAGTATATTCAGCTTGTCCTTCGATAACATCAATATTAGTTTCAGCTACTTCCCAGTAGTGCAAACCTCTATTACCCCATTCTTGAAAAAGAACGTTTAAAGATCGTCTTGCTGTTTTTAATTGATAACCAGAAGTTACTTGTGAACCTATACGCTCATAGGCTTCATTGATAATTTCATCAACAGAAAATGTTTTGTCAAAAGTGACTGTTCCAGAAGTAGTATTCGCCATGGGCTACCTACTATCCGTAAAATGCCGTTACACTATTACACTGAGTTTCTGTATAAGTAATATAAGCTCCAGAAGCAAAAAGAACACCATCATCTGCTAAAGTAAGATTATCATTAACCCCTAAAGTAGCATTAGAACGAACTGTTATTAAACTTGTTCCTGCTGTTCCACTATTTCTTACGTAAATTGATCCAATAGCACCGCCACCAGTCCAATTTAAATTTTTAACTCGTGTACGACCTTCAAAAATAACGCCTGCTACTTCAGAATTAATTCCTGCAGACATATTACCTGCTGGATTTCCAACTGCTGTTATTGATGATATTGTTGCAAAATATCCTGTACTTGTTGCTGTACCAGCATTTGCTCCAGTAACGGTTTCTGATAAAGCATCTCCATTAACATCCGTTCCGACAACAGTAAATGTTTTACCTGAATCGTCACCTGCACTTAAAAGTGTAATTTGTCTAGCTGTTCCAGTATCTGCTGTATAAGCGCTTCCAGAAGTTAATGCTCCACCTAAAGTAAGTGCTGCATTATTTCCAACTGCTGCTGCAGTCGATAAACCATCAGCGTCGAGCGCTGTAGTTGTAATTACTGCAGATGATTTTATATCTGTTGACATAAATTTTCTCCTAACTATTAATATTAATTAAGATGGGACCGAAGCCCCATCTTAAAATTTATATATTATTCAAATATTAATCTACTTATTGCACAATAGCTAACATCTAATGCTGCTGCTGCACCATCGTTTCCTTCAATTCCAACGTATGGAATTAAATCCACATCGTTAGTTATAGCTGCTGATTTAGTATTACCTTGAGTAACCAATGTACCACCTGTACTTCCAGATGTAGTTGTAATGTTGTATTGAACACCATTTACAAATATTGACAGTTTTCTGTCACTATCAAATGATATTTTCAAGTGATAGTTTGTACTTGCCGCTACTGTGATAGGTAATCTACTAATATAATCAGTATTAGCAATGCTATGAACAAAGTGTAGTTTTTCAAAGTCTGTGAATGATTCACTATTAGTAGAATCTGTTTGAAATTTAAAGAATGCTTGGTTTGCATCTGTTGCAACCACTTGGTCATTCGTTAATTTCAATCCAGCCCAAATTTTCTGGTTGTCAATAGCAGAACTTGTTCTTACTAAAGCTTCCCATGTAACTTGGTTTTCAGTACCCCATTTGACACCTGTCCAAGCAGTTTGTCCACTGTCTAAGTGTGGAGCTAAAATTGCTTGGTCTTGGTCAGCACCTGCTGTTGTTAGCGTAACCGCTGCAACAGTAGCATTTCTAGTAGCTAATGCTGTAGTCATGTTAGTACCTAGTACTTCAAAGTTAACGCTTTTGCCTACTCCTGTTGAACCAGCTTTAAAAACTTTAACTGTTAATGTTCCAGATCCAAGGTCTACCGCACTACCTGTGAAGTTTCCTAAAACAACTGTAGCTACGTTTGATGCTGTTACTGATGCCGTTATAGTTAAGTCTGTAACATCAATACTCATTGTTGCTACCGCATAGTCTCCTAGTGCTGCGCCTGTAACTGTTACGTCTTCTGCTTCTTCATTGCCGTCCGCTATGCTGCCCCAGTCTTTTGTTTCTGAGCCTTGTAGGTAAGCGTTAAGAGCTGGAAGTTTATTAAAATACTCATCAAGATAATATCTTCGAGAGTCTTTCAATCCGTCACCGATCGTTCGATCAGAGACTAGTCCTGTGGATGCAGCTTTACTGATAACTTTAAAATTGTTCTCAGATCGTACTGATCCATTAAACGTTGTGTTTGCCATAATATTCCTCCTAGAATATTTAAATGTAGTCCCTAGGGAATGTCGACTATACGCGTCTACATTTAATTTTTTTTAAAATTTGTATAGTGGCAAATTTATATGTTATTTTTTGATTGAGTGCAAGAGATCCCTGCATAAAAGTACGATTTCAGCGATGTGGCGTTTATCTAAGTTGCCACAGAAACTTGGGCAGCTGAATCACTGATTTTGTTTTCTCTATCAGCAATTTTGAACTCTTCAGCTTTGATCTGAGTGATGATACTTCTAATTTTCTCATCAATGTCGACCATATTAAGAGTATATTTTCCGTGTTGATTATACTCATACTGCCACCCTAACTCCAAGGACCGTTTTTGTTTGTACAGGTCTTCGGTCATGACTAACCTCCTCATAGGTTATTCTACGGGTATCTCGAAACATTCCCGTTGATTCCCACTTTATACTCTTTTCTCCTAATTTGTCAAGGATAGATTGTTCAATAGATTCACGATTATCCTCCGCTAAAACTTCAAATTTAGCGTGATAATCATAAGCCCATATCTGTACTAGGAATTTTTTAAGCATTTCTTACCTTATTTGCAAAATGTGGCGGAACTATGTTCCGCCACAAATTTATTTTGGATTACGCACCCTCTACACCGAAGATACCTCTATAGTCAGATACTCCAAATGAGTATCTTTCTCTAGCTTTGTATCTAACGTTGCCAGTATCGAAATCGCCTTCCATCGCAGTTTTTAATGCTGCTCTTTGAAACATTTTCATACCGTTAGGCACATCAGTAATAATATACCAACTATCTGTATCAGTTAGGTAATTGTTCACTCTATATCCTTGAGGAATCATACCCATAGATACACTAGCATTGATATCATTATCTGCTGTTCCAGTTCTGCCTTGAGATTTTGTCAATCTCTCAGCGTTGAACTGATTAGCTGAAGGAATTATCATTTTAGTCCCTCTAGCCGCTACTCTCAATCCACGTTCATCAGTCATGCCAGCAATATCAATTAATGCTTGCTCTAATGATGTTTCATTTAAGTCTGCTTGCGTAGTTAAAGTATTTTTAACTGCTGTTCCACTAACAGTTGTGTGGTTAGTTGAGAACAGAGAAACTGTATCACCTGCTTTAAATGTTGCCACTGAGGACAAACCATTATTCAAAGGTGCTGCAGCTTTTACTTGTTTCGCATTAGACATAGATCTTGCTAAAGCTTTTGTATATCTAGAAGCAATTCTATCGTAGAGATTATCTTCGATAGCTTCTTCTGTGATTGCAAATGCTAAAGCAATTGTGTCATGAGTGTAACGTGCAGTGTAAGTTTCTTGCGCTTCATCAAATGATACGCCTTGACCTTCTGCTTTTACTTGTGCGTTAGCGAATCCAGATAACATAACTTCCTCTTCGAAAGCTCTGTCACTTGACTCGGTTGTATAAATCTCAGCATGCTGATTTTCATACCTCTTGTATTCCAGGCCGAATAGTGCATTCAAACCTGGCTCTAGTTCTTTAACTAGTTGTGTTCTTGATATAGCCATATTTTATTCCTATTCAGTATTAACTTCCAGAACTATCAATG